CATCCGTCCCCTTCGCGTCAGTTGACGCTAACCTATCATCCTTGAAAGGTGCTACTATGGCTGATGGATACACAAAGATAACCTTCTTGCCCATCAAAACTATGCAGCTTAGTGCTGCTCGCTTGGGGTGTGAGAAATCACAACTGCCCTTGACCGTAATCAAATCGACCAGCCTCCCACAAGGAGGGGAAGTCGAGTACGGTCCAAGCTATGATGATTGGCGTATACGTCAGGCGGCTCATGAAGATATTACGACTACTGCGCAAGGTCATTTAGAGCGAGTGTTCTACCGTCCTGGGACGGCACAAGCTCATATCGACTGCAGTAAATCGGGTAACACTAATGTGGCCTACGACTATTTGGAAGGTAACCTATGTTATCCTTATCAGCGTTTCGTGGGAGCGCCAGCTTTAACCGATGATTTGGTTACTGAGGCTGACAATAAAGCTAAGACCGCGTTCATGCATGACATGGTTGACGCCAGCACCCGCTTCCAGTCCTTGGTTGCGTTAGGTGAATTCGGCGAAAACGTCCGCATGATGGCTTATGCAGGCAAGCAGTTTCATGATGCAGTCTACAAGTGGAAACAACATACCTGGGATATTATCCTCAAAGGTCATGTTCCATCTAGTAAGGTTGCACTACATGCGGCTGTCGATGCCTCGGCTGCTACGTGGCTCGAACTTGCGTTCGGATACCAACCCACCGTCAATGATATTGATTCTGCGATGATGGCATGTTACGAAGAACTCGACAAAGGCTATACCGGGATAACCGGCACGGCCATAAGAGCCAAAGGACACTCTGCTGAGTCTATTGCTACCGCACATCGAACAGCCTATAATGGCTTATTTAGGTTCGATTACAGTGAGGAAGCATATAACGAAGCGGATGTCGTTTATCGTGGCTACTACGCTGGGTCACCGTACGGCAATCCAGATCCGTGGCAGTATTGGGGCTTCAAAATTGAAGACCTCTTGCCTACGGTGTATGAGTTGACTCCGTATACGTGGCTGATAGACTATTTCTCCAACCTGGGGGATATCGTCACGGCACTGTCTTATTGGAGATCCGGCCTGAAATGGACCAACGTAACACGTCGGTCGGCCGGTGTGGTTCGTCATAAGGGTTACAAGGTACAACCTCGTTCTTCCTATGATTACTACACTCCAAAGATAGATTCGTTCTTAGCACCCCACTTTGTAAGCCGTGCCAGTAACTGGGATCGTGCATCGTATCTGGGTAATTTTATACCAGACGTGCACTTTAAGATTCCCGGGACTAGCATGAAGTGGGCGACAATTACGTCGCTTGCGTGGCTGAAAGGGTGGAAATTAGGTCCTGTCAGAACCATCTGATAGATATATATCAATTGTCATTTTTGGGAGTAATCCTGTGAGCAATATTACCTTTGCAACGCCTGTAACTGGCGCCGCCCAAGTGGGCCTTACGTCTCCGACGTACAGCCTGACTCAAGACCGTTCACCCGACGATAATGCTATCCAGTATGCCGTTACGGCACTGGGTGGCACTCAAACAGGTGTCGTGTCTCACTCCGCTTCTGCACCTTTCACCGCAGCAGTATTTGCGCCGAAGCACATTCAGACCTTGGGGAACCCGGATGTCCAGGGTATCTACCGGTCCGTGCCGAAGAACAAGTGGAAATTTGTCTTCCGCAAAGCCGTCGATGTCGGCAACACTAAGCCCGAAGTAGCGATTCTCCGTGTCGAAATGGAGATACCCGCTGGGGCTGATGTTAACGATGATATCAACGTACGTGCGCTGCTCAGCCTTGGTTTTGGCTTGATTGCACAAGAGTCATCGGGGGTCGGGAACATGGTTGTTTCCGGTCTGTGGTAATGGGCTTTTTAAGGCTCATTTTACCATCCGTGCTGGCAGTGGTCGCTGACCATGCTGTCGCGCTCGTCAAGGATTTGACGGCTGTCGCGCTCGCACGGAGTCTGGGGAAACGCAGCAAAACTTCCAAAGCCCGTCCGGAGAACCCGGTAGAAGGTAAGGAATAACGCTGCGATTAACTCGGACATCCGATAGTTAATTCTCTATAGCAATCGAAAGGTGCATCATGAAGTTTGAGTCTAATGCTCTTTATCAAACCCTATACAACGACTTGGTCGGTCACCATCCTGGTGATTGGCCTGACGCTGGTCCTAAGCAGTTCGCTTGTCACTACCTTCTGGAGTCCATCCTCACGAAATTCGTTGAGGAGGTAGAACCAGAGGCTGATGAACGCGCTGTTATGAAGTTTATCGCGGCTGATGAAAATTGCCGCGACTGGCGTCTTCAGGTGGATTCCACCTTGGACGAACTCCTTGTTGGCACGTTTCGCAACAAGATCTGGCACTTCTTCAACCCGGGCGGCTATCCGCTGATCGAGTCCTTTGGCCAAATATGCGACTTCGGTCGTATGGGTCCTGGATCTTCAGCCGGCTTACCAGGGTGGCAAGCAGACCATTACTCCAAGCTGTGGGACTCCTGTCTTTCGACAACGAGTCGTAGTTTGTACATTGCGTACAGTAAGTGGTGCTTCGAGCACCCTGAGAGAAACGCTGCCGAAAATAGGCGCGCGTGGACCTGGGGAAGCTACGACCTCTTACATGGGTCTGTTATGTCTTTTGCCTTAAAGAACTGTACCATCTCACGTACCACGACTAGTGAGCCTTCCCTCAACATGTTTTATCAGTTGGGGATTGGTGCCATCATGGTCGACCGCTTAAAGGCGGTCTTTAATATAGACCTGAGCAACCAACCGCTCATGAATCGTGAATTAGCTCGTCTTGGTTCCCTTTTCGGGGGTTTCGCTACGGTAGATTTGTCTGGCGCGTCAGACTCAAACGGCTGTCCTATGTTGCGGGAGTTTCTCCCGCCTGGACAGTACGAGTGGTTTGATTTGACCAGGTCTCCGTTTGTGGATATCCCCGGCAGAGAAGAGCCGTATCAGTTGAATATGATCTCCAGTATGGGTAATGGATATACCTTCCCGTTGGAGACAACTGTGTTTGCGTGTGCTGTGGCTGCCGTTTACGATGTCTTCAATGTTGACCTCAAGAGAAATCGAGGTTCTGCGAAGACTGGCACGCTCACACCGGGAAACTTCGGTGTTTTTGGAGACGACATTGTGGTCTATAAGGATTTAGCACCTCATGTCATACGTCTCTTGAACATCTTGGGTTTCACGGTAAACCACACGAAGACGAGTGTCGATGGTCCGTTTCGAGAATCCTGCGGTTGTGACTATTATTACGGTCAAAATGTCCGGCCTTTCTTCTTAAAGAAGGCCAAGACGAAGCAGGACTTCTATGTAGCTATCAATGGTATGAATGACTGGACAACCCGCACGGGAGTGCCGGTGTCCAGGACCATTGAGTATCTCATGAAGTGCGTACCCGGGAAACCGGGATTAGTGCCACTTCACGAGTCCGATGATGCGGGTGTTCGTATACCGTATGGCTACCTTGCTCATGTTGCTCATGGATTTGAGCGCGAGCGGCCGGACCTTTCATCAGTCCGGAATAAGTCAGGTAAACGAACTAAGGAATCTCTAAAGCAGAGCCAAAGAAGGCGCCGTCATGAGAAACCAGATTCGCAAAATGCTCTCATTAAGTATCAGCGTAGTGTTGGGAAACCTTCACAACGCCGATTTGGGAGCTGGTACAAGCAAGGTGAATATACGTCTAACGGTGGAGCGCCATTCGTGAGAATCGCGCAAGCTAATCCATCAGGCGTAGGCCTTGCTTACCTCGGTGGCTACATAAGGGCGGGAGTGGAGTTTGTCCGGGCGGACATTCTCCTGTACTCCCAACGTACAGCGTTCACCCCGAATTGGGATGCCAGTCGCTTATACGATTGTCTACCGATAAGGGAGAACGTATTCTCCGAAATCGAAGCTTTGGAGAGAAATCTCCAGAGATGCGGTGATGTGGAGGGAATTGCGTTAGGTTACAACAGGTCTGATACTAAGACCCTTGGTGAGCCGCGAGAACCAGCTG